CTCCGGTGTTATCACCACTGTATTTCTGCTTCCACTGTTCCTTCAGCCTGGTAATAGTTTCAGGCTCAATCGGACCAGGAGCCATCAATATTCCTGCTGGGTTAGCTCCATTTTCAAAGAAACTTTTTGTGTCTTTGAGAATTGCGAGTCCACCCTTGGCTGCTACAGTGGCAGCGAAAAGTGGAGAAAGACCAACTAGCGGATGAAACAGTGCATTACACTTATCGTGAATAATTTCTGATGCAGGCACTGTTATTTGAGTGCCACCAAACCGATTCAGATTATCAGGATCAAGACGATACCAAACATCACCACTGTCACTGACTAATGGCATGACGCGAGTAGGATCAAGAATGAGTAATTCATCAACCTTGTTCTCTGCTCCACGCACTTTCAGGACATAAGTATTTCCATGTACAAGTTTGCTATGGCACCAGTTTTCCTTAAACTCAATATGGTTCTGGTATGAGTTTGGCCTCATTAGCAGCTTGGCATACCTTGGAGGATCAGTCTTTGCCCAAATATCTCCTCGCAGCTGCTGAATCATTGGGCGAAGTTTCCCAACATCCTCAGATATCCTGCTGATGCAGGCATATACTGTGGGGTGAGATATTACTGAATCAGGATGGTCATAAGCACGATCCTGCTGCCAAGCACCAGGCAACCAGTCAAAGACTTTGCTCCATGATCTGTCATCAACAGATATAAATGCTTCTTTGTTCTGCTTGTCTCTTTTTGGACGCAAAAAGCTTGGCAATAATTTCATTTCAGCTCTCAGCTTTCATGTCACGGCGAGAATATTCACCACGAGCAGGAGTTACATCCACATCATCTTCTGTGGAAGCCTCATTCTCAGTCAGTTTTTCCTCCTCGGCTTTTACAGCACGAGTCTGTGTTGTTGCGCGTCTTGTCGGCGCAGCTTTTGCTTTTGGCTTTGGAGTTGGTTTGGCAGGTGCTTTTGCAACCTTGCCAATGAATGAAAGCACCTTGAAGTGCTTGCTTTCAATATCAAATTCTTGGCCAGCTTTGTAGTAAACACCATCATAGGCCACTGTTTTTTTAGCAATTACGCGCATAACAAATCCTCAAAGAAGTCCCACCCCCAAAAATGGGGGCGGGCAAGAGCTAACCAATGTGGATTACGTGGAAACTGCACCACCATAATCAGCATCATTGATGTACGCAACCGCAGAAGCGCGACGCTTCTGGAAGTTCATCGGCATCACAGTTTTCATTGCGATGCTGTCAGTCTGGTACATGCTAACCTGGCTGACTGACTGTGCCGTGGGGGTGTCCACCTCACCAGTCGGTGCGTCATCCATTTCAATGGTAGCATGCTCAGACATGCTGACTTCCAGGCCACCCGCTTCGATGCGGTAGATGTCACTGGGCTTCATGAGGATCAGGTGGTTGTCGTTGACATTGTCACCAACTACCACAGGAGCACCTTCAAGCATGCCACCTTCCTGATTGATCTCAGTGAATTCCTTCTGACCAAGAGCATTACGCAGCAAGCTCAGAGAGGATGCCAGGTTTTTGCTCATGACCCAGTACAGGCCACCGCTGTTCTTGTTGTCAATGAACCGCTTGCGCAGCTCTTTGATATCATTCAGAACAGCGTCGATGTCGGTGCCGGCAGATGCTGACACAGGAGTGCCATTCAGGATACCAGCAGGAGAGACACCAGCGACAGCAGCAGAAGTACCCAGGAACGTGGTATCAATGGTCTGAGCCATAGCTTCAACCAGAGCATCACGCAGTAGTGCCTCAGCAGCAGGACTGGAATCACGCAGCAGCTCTTTGGTAGCAACTGACAGAGCAGCAACCTTTAGCGGCGTCAGTGACACAGTGCTGAAGTCTGCGTTTGACATCTTGATCGGCTGGCCTTCACCAGTCCAGTAACCAGTCGCAGCTCCATCCTGACCCTTGATGGTCACGTATGCAGGCACAACACGCAGCGGCAGATTGTTGTAAACAGTCTGGCTGTACAGAAACTCAATGAAGTCTCCGGTGTAACGGTTGTCGCTGGTTACCAGCTCAGCGGCAGGTTCACCAGAACCAGAACCATGACCAGGAACACCAGCCTTGATCACCTCAACAAGCTTGGGATTGTCACGACCCCAACGCTTCTGGGCAACCATGACAGGGTCTTCATCAAAAAACTTGCCGTGGGCGCGAGCGATGAGCTTGCGGACAAAGAACTGGCCTTGGAATGCTTCCTCAGCTTCCTTCTGGTGAGTCAGGATTGTCGGGCCACTACGCTGAGCACTGGGCACAGAACCACCACGTGCCTCAGATGCTTGTGCAGCAGTGTTTCCAGCAACAGGCTGGGCCTTCTGGCCCTGAAGATTAAGCAAACGTTGGAAACGAGCCAGGTCATCATCAATCTGCTTGATCTCAACTTCAAGATCGTCAAATTCATCAGACTCAGCTTGCTCCAGGCTGCGGCTTTCCTCAATAGATTTTGCCACAACTTCTTCGAGTCGTGCTGCCTTGGCGGCACGAGTGTTTTCCAGATCTTTGATCTGGTCTGCGAGAGTTTTCATGCATTACTCCTTGGTATTAGCATGACAGGTTTACGGATTTTTCGCTCTGAGCCGCCAGAGACATTTCCAATTTTACGCTGATGCTCAACCTTTCGACCAATCGCGGCCAAGGCTTTTGTATCAGCACTTTTCACAGCCGATATGACTGCTTCAGAGTTGGCTGGGATAGTCACAAGTGACAACTCCAGCCATTCCCATTTCTTGATGGCCAATCCGCCGTTTTCCAAAAGCTCATAGCCATCTTCCATGATCTGAAAACCTATGGACACAGCATTTACCAGACCATATTTCATGGACTGGATTGCTTCATCCACACGTTCTTTCAATCGGCCAGCTTCCTTGATAATTGGAAGCTCAGCCTCAAAATTGATTCCCTTCTTGCTGGGGCTGGCCAAAGTCATCGTCCCAACTGGCTGTCGATGATCATGCTGCCATAGCAGTGGCATTGGAGTCGCAAATTTTGCCCCCATTGGATCAACAGTATCTCCATACCTGTCTGTGGTCGGCGTCGATGCAATTCCCTTGACGTACACCTTCTCATCATCTTCCTGGTATGATTTGGTGCTCAGTATTGTATATGCTCTTTCCATTTCCTCACCTCACACAAACGCTATGGTGTAGTCGTTTTGATTCACGCCGCCACCTTGTTTGGCGCGACCCATTGCCATAATGAGCGCAACAGGCCCATCAATTTTACAATTCTTGTCTTTCTCGTTTTCTTTTCTTGGATAAATGTTGTCTTTTGCATCTATCCTGGCAGTCACATTTCCCATCATCCAGTTCATGCACTTGTTTCCATCATGGAATAGTCTGCCATCTATGACCAGTGCTTCGACTTCTTTCATGGGTTCAGACATGTTTTTCACAGTCTGGTTGTAGTTAATGACCTCAATGTTCTTTTCTTGGAGTCTGGTAATCAGGTAATTTGCCTGCCAATCATCAAAGGCAACATCCTGAACATCATACTCTTTCCACAGCTTGATTATTTCTTCCTCAATGAAAGCATAATCAGTCATGTTACCTGGGGTCAGAATCAGATCACCCTCATTTGCAAAAGTCAAATATTTATCATTTTCTTCAACCGCACTTTCTGGCGCATAAAACTTGTAGTGCGAATAATATTTGTCATCTTTCTGCCAGAGAATAACGATGGCAGCAACGTCACGCTTTGATGCAAGGTCAACCGCAATCCAGCATGGATACTCACGCAACTTAGCAGGATCAAAATCAGATTTCTGCTGACGCCTCCATGCAAGCATATTCATCCATACTGTTCTGGCACCAACCCACTGGTTGAGATGCTTTGTGCGAAATGAGTTTTGTTTCGCAGCAGAACGCTTGGCTTGCTCAAGCTGATCTTTGAGGAATTCAGGGAATACAGACACGCCATAATTAGGATTGGCTTTGATAAGGCTTTCTGGATTATCCCAATCATCATCTTCATCCGTCGTGTAGATTATTCCAAAAACATTCTCTGCTTTTTGGCGATTTTCAAGAATCTGAATAATTTCACGACGTTTTTCAAAACAAGGACCAGCCAGATTTGAGCCTGCAGTGGTAATGATAGAAAGCAAAGGCTGCTCACGAGCGCCCATGCCTGTCTGCATAGCATCTACCATGTGGTCAGATTCGTGTTCGTGATACTCATCAACCAGAGCTGCGTGTGGCGAAGAACCATCACCAGGCTTGCCTATCATTGTTTCAAAACGAGACATGTCAGACATTATGTACATAGCACCTGGATTCTTCCCAGTACCAGAAAGATCAATGCTAAATCTGTCACGCA